TAAAGGAAATATAATGGCTTCTTGGCACACAGAAATAGACGACCCTATTGAAACAGCAGTAGCTGAGGCTATGGCTACTCCTACTACAACTACCCCTGCTGCTGTAGACGTAGGTAACGATATCGTTGCTCCTGATGGTAACGCCTTTAGGCAGGGAGACAGAGATGCTGGTCCTAACGGTACTATCCGTTCTGCTCAAACGAACATGATCAGAATGGGCTTAGATGGTGTCGGAGAAGTCGATGGTGTTTATGGTAGAAATACTATGAATGCTGTTCAGGATGCTCAAGAGATGTTTGGTTTACCTCGTACAGGTGTTCTTGACCAAGCTACTCAGGACAGACTCAATAACCTGACAGATAGTCAGATTGCTTTCTTTACGAGTGAGACTGAGACGATGGCCGATGATGCCGTTGTAGAAACAACGACTGCTGGCCCTGTTGAACAAGAAACTTCTGCACAGGGTTTACCTTCTAACATCGACTTTGGCTTTATTGCTCAACAAGAAGGTGACAAATCTTCTATGTATATACCTATGGAAGATGGGAAAGCTATGGACAGTTCAGGTCCAACTGTAGGTATGGGTGTTGACTTTGGGCAGAAGTCTCCTAGAGAACTTGAGGGACTGCCGCAGGAACTGCGAACAAAACTTGAACCTTACACAAATATGAGGGGTCAAGAAGCAGTAAACTTTGTTAGGAATAATCCTCTAACTCTTAGTGGAGAAGAGAGACAGATTGTAAATGCTTGGTCTAAACAGGCTGAAACGTCTAGAGTTATTTCTCTATGGGAAAGAGACTCTGATATACCTTGGTCAAGTCTTACACCACAGCAAGCTACGGCGGTTGCTTCTGTCATGTACCAATACGGAAGTTATAGAGTTAGAACCCCAAGTTTTTGGAGGGCTGCTACGTCAGGTGATTGGTCCGCTGTTGAACGGGAACTAAGAAACTTTGGCGATTCCTATGGTGCTCGTAGAAATAGAGAAGCAAACTATTTGACAAGTAGGTAAACTAATGAAACCCCTAGCTTCCCTTACCCTCATACTCCTTCTGTCAGGCTGTTTAGGTAGCCCCCTCTCCCTTCTAGGTGGGGGTGGTCCTAACGTAGCAGCTAACGTACAGGCAGGTGCTGAGAATAACCAGACGGGTGCTCAGGTAGGTGACATCGTCAAGGCTGATACAGTCAACACTGGTGTCACTCCTAGTGGGGCTATCGACTCACTGAACGTAATAAACGAGGACATCCCACCTTGGGTCATCCTCTTACTAATCCTTGGATGGGTTCTCCCTTCGCCCAGAGAAATCTGGATTGGTCTCTTAAAAACAATAACACTAGGAAGATACCGTGGTTGACAATCAATGGCACTTAAGCAAATCCGTTCCTGTAACCTTTATACTTGCAATCGTCATGCAAACGATAGCCCTCGTGTGGTTCGTTGCCTCGTTAGACAGTGAGATCGAAAGCAATACTAAAGAACTGGTACGTCATGAGACCCGTTTAATTGCTCTGGAAGCAAGTGTTCAGGCTCAGGCTGTTGCTATGGGTCGCATTGATGAGAACATTAAGGCTATAAAGACTATGATGGAGAGAGACCGTGGCCAGTGAGGACTATACGCAAACATCCAGCGAAGAAGACTAAGAAGAAGTCAGGTAACTAAAATAAGTAAGCCCCCAAGGAGAAATCCAAGGGGGCTTTTGTTATTGGTCTTCTCTGTAGGACTCGAACCTACAACCTAGTTATTAGAAGTAACTTGCTCTATCCAGTTGAGCTAAGAGAAGTTATGTTTGATCCTGCCACCTAGCCTCCCTCCATTTCAGTAATCAAACGATCCAAGTACCACCGTGCCTTGCGTAGGTCCTCTACTGGTTTACCCTTGTATCTGTATCGGTGCATGTACTTCTTAGCATTGCCCTCTAGATAACCCATGAACATCAGGTGATCCATGTTGTCCTTCATGTAGACAATACATTCGATCTCACCGTCACCGTAGTGAGCAGGTTTGTTAACTGCATCCTCGTACTCGTGTTGCTTTACATCTGCGTGTGCCAGATTGTCTAGGTTCCACTTAGCCATTACAAGTTCTCCTTCATAAATACTTTAACCCACTCAGCACATACACCACTTCTTACAATGTCGTCAACCCCAAACTCAATGATAGGTACAGGGAGCATATGTTTCTTAGCTAGGTGAATAACTTTAGATAGACCATCTGCTTCCTTTAGGTCTGACTGTTGTGCATCACCGTTAAGGACAATCGTAGAGCCTTCACCTACCCGTGTCAACAACATCTTAAGTTCATGTGTTGTGATGTTCTGTGCCTCGTCTACGATTATGAAGGCATTATCGAAGCTACGGCCCCGCATAAGAGCAAGAGGAGCCATCTCAATGTTGCCATTCTTGATCCCTGTTTCGACTGCTCCTTTACCAAGGTGTTTCTCCAATACGTCTAGTACGGGCAAAGCCCAAGGCATAGTCTTCTCTGTTAAGTCCCCTTTGAGGAAGCCTAGCTCCTTACCTACAGCTACGTGAGGACGTGTGATGACGATCTTATCAATCTCTTTGAGAGTGTACTGGTCAGCTGCGTAGGTGGCAGTGACGTAGGTCTTACCTGTACCAGCTGGCCCAAGTATAAACACCTGACTGCTACTGGTTAGGGCTTTGAGTAACTTACCTTGGTTGTCAGTACGAGGTACGATACCTGATGTCTTCTTAGCTGAGGCTCCCTTGTATGTAGTCTTGCGACGAGTACGTGTTTGTTTCTTTGGAGGCTTACTGTTCATCATGTTTCCTTAAGTACTTCAATGCTTTTTCAAGACTTTCTAGTGTGTCACCTAGTACACCTATACCCCTGTTACACCTATCGCACAACCAACCTCTAAAGACTTCAGATTCGTGGCAGTGGTCTAGGACAAGTTTATCGAAGACATCGCCGCAGCAGTCACACGAAGACGAAACAGGAGGAGCAGTTTGTCTGATCCTTTCAGTAACTTCTATGTTGTACCTTTGACACTTCTTACACTTAGAGTCTCTTGAATTTCGGTCCCCTGTAGCCCGTCTATATAACCTGAAAGAGTTCTGATTCTTTTCTAGACCACACTGAGTACACACTTTAGTGCTACCTTCCTTTAGTTTGTTTGGTAGTGTACTAAACAACTCACCCTGTTTCACAGCTTAACCAACTCTGCTTGAGTGTAGGGGATATGAAAGAACTTCTCACCCTTCTGGATGTATCTTCCCTTGGCTTCCTTAAGGCTTTCCTGTGTTAACAGTGTGTCCTTGATACGCCATGCCTGCTTGAAGTCAGGACGAAAGATGTAGAAGTTAAGAACACTCTTACCATCGTCAACATGTTTATCCAGTAGACGTTGCTTGCGCTGGGGGATACGTACCTCTGCCCAGTGAGTAGGCCAGTCACCCTTCCATGCAGTCTTAACCTCTACCTCGTTAAAGTAAGTGTACCCTCCCTTCTGAGAAACAACATCAACATTGAAGTTCTCCTCGTTGTTAACAATGGTGTGACCTTTTGTCTCAAGGTAACCAACAAGAGCATCACGAGCAGGTGTGTCGTATGCTTCGTACAAGGCTCTGTTGAATTTCTTACGTACTGCTGTCATTGAGGTACTCCTTGAGTTCTGTGTAACCACCAATGAACTGACCATCAGGGGCGTATATCTGGGGGACTGTCTTAGTGACAATCAGTGAATCAATCATCGGGTTGTTCTTCCTGTCAGCTACGTTGTAGACTTCGGTATTGAAGCCGTAGCTATTAAGTAAACCCAGAGCCGCAGTACAGTACTTGCAGTTGTCTTGAGTTAACATTACGTACTTCTGCATGCCAATCCTCCTGTGTTAAGATAAGCAGTTTAGGCACATGCTCAGGTGTTACCCCTACTCATAATGGGCCGTAGCCTATTGCATAGGGGCAATGCAGATACCTTAGTAGAGCTGCCACTTCAAGTCAAGTCAACAATCTCACAGCTGTCACCAGAACATGCCAGTGTCTGACTACCAGATGTGTTATCCTCCTTTTCGTACTCTGCTAACAACGACCAGTCAATAGTCTTTGGCATCAGAGATAGAAGCTCTTTATACTCAGACTTACCGCAGTCCTGATAAGGCGCTTGTTGATAAGTGTGATCTGAGTGAGGAAGGAAGGATACCCCAGACATTTCATCAAAGTGTTTGTAAACAAAGGAGGCAACCTCCACCCACTCACAGTCTTTAACTGAGATAGTAACACTCGGTTTGTGTTCACACCAGTGACGTTGGTATGTTAACCATGTCTCCAGTTGTTCAATAGCTGTTGTAGCATTACGGGTTACAGCATTATCTGGAGCCTTCATAGGGAAGCTAAACACTGTAGTCTGTTCAGGTTTAACTACACAGGGTTGATTGGGGATACCTTGATCAATCATAAACTGTGTCAGTGGGTCTTTGTTGTCTCCTCGTACGGTTCTAATGTAGTAGTCGTTATGACGGGCGTGGATGCCAGAGGCACTATCTACCAACTGTGAGACTGTTCCCGATGGTTTGACACATGTGATAGCAGCAGCCACAGGAATGCCAAGAAGATCAGCCCAGTGAGCATTGGTTTCCACAGCAATCTCACGTAGTTTCTCCAGTGTCTTATCCAGACCAGCGTTAGCACTCGTCATCAGAGGGTTGTCCATAATACCTGTAAGGCTTACCCCCAACAGGCGTTCAGCCTCTGTGTTGTCACGCCACAGCTTACGAAGATAAGGCATCTTAGTGTAAGTAGACTGAATAGTACCAAGGATAGTAGCCAGCTTAACCTTCTCAGCAAGTGTATCAAAGGTATCAGATGCTCGGACCACAACCTCCGTCAAGTTACAGAACTGGTATGGACGGAGAATGATCTCGCTGCACGGGTTGGTTCCGAACTCAAAGTTAGGATCACGACGACCATTCTTTGCTGCCTGTTTCTTCGAGGCCTGACGGTTGAAGATACCCCGTTCGCCTGATCCACTCTCTACAAGTGCTGTCCACTCACGCATGAAGGATGTAGCATCTGGCTTCTCTGTGTAGGATACTGAGTTGTTAGCCAAGGCACGTTGCGGGTTTGTCTCCCACCATGAACCAGACTTAGCATGGCGCATACGGTCATCACTCAGGTTAGACAGAGAGATCATAGCTGATCGACGTACACCGCCAACAACAACAACCTCACCGATCTTACACATCAAGTCGTGACACTCTACAGAGGATAGTTTACGTCCCTGAGCACCCTTAAATGTGTTGACTGCAAAGTTAAACAGGTCAATCAGAGGCGCTGGGCCTGATGCACGACCACCAAATGTCTTCAAACGAGTACCAGCTGGACGAACACCTGAAACATCCCACTTAGGAATTTCACCACTATACAGGAGTGCAATCACTTGACGCAGAGCCTTAGCCCAACCTTCCTTGCTATCCTTTACGAAGATAGTGGTGTCACTCTCGAAGAGTTCAGGAACTTCTGGGAGCTTACTGATGAACTGACGTTCAACGGAGAAGCCAACACCAGTCCCACAGAGCAGGATGAACATAGCCTCATCGAAGGACTTAAGGTCATCTACGGGTAGATAGCTACAGTTGTACATACATGTGTTGT